GGGAGATGCTGACCAGCCCGGTCAGCAAGCCGATGGCGAAGCTGGTGCAGGCGAACCTGCGGCTGCAGGAGCAGACCCCGCTGCTGCGGATGCTCAAGGAGCACCGGACGGTTCGGGTGAGCAGCCTGCTGGCGGTGACCAAAGCGATCAAGGCGTAGATTGGGAGGCGCGGTTCCGCGCGCTCGAGGCGCGCATGGCGGCGCAGATGGCGCCCGCGACCGCCGAGGCTGCTCACGCGGCCGTCGCTGCCCCCGCGCAGCCCACCCCGGAACCGGCCGCGCCGGCGGACATCTACTCGCCGACCGAGCGCGAGGAGCTGACCGCGCTGCGCGACGAGTGGCCGGACGCTGCACGTATGTTTGAGCTGCTTGCTCGACAAGTGCAGGTGGATACTCTAAATTACGCATTCAGTGAGCTGAGCAAGGTCATCAGCCCCATCCAGGCCACGGTCCAGCAGTACACGACCGACGACCACATGGGGGCGATCTACGAGGCGCACGCCGACTACGACGCGGTGTACCAGCCGGTCATGGACTGGATTGAGAAGCAGCCTTCGTTCCTGAAGGCGGCGTACCGCGGCGTGGTGAAGGAAGGGACTGCTGAGGATGTCATCACGATGATCCAGCGGTTCAAGGACGAGGTGAAGTGGGCTCCTCCGGCGGCACCCGCACAAGCGGCGGCTCCGGCGGCTCCGGCGGCACCTCCTGAAGCCGGACTCTCCGAAGCGGCCAAGAAAGCGGCTAAGGCGTTGGGGGCAGTCGGCGCAAAGCGTGGGGCTCCGCCCTCCGCCCAGGACCCGAACGATTTTGACGCGGCCTGGGAAGAAGCGGTGTCCCGCAAGTAACGAACGCAGGAGACTTGAATGTCCGTGCAGATCAAAGTCAGCGCCATGCTGCTCGAGCCCGAGCAGAAGAAAGCGCTCACGGCTGTCGCGTCCGACCTTGCAGCGTTGCGTGCGTCCGTCGTTGCGATCACCGCCAAGCTCGACACCGATGCTGGCGTGACCGCGACCGACTTCGCCGCCACGTGCAACCCCGCGGCGCTGAAAACCACCCCCTAACCGCCGGCTAAGGAGACCCTCAAATGGCCAACACCACGAACTACGGCGACATCAGCCCGCGTACCGCGGCGCACGTCGTCAAGCAGCTGCTCGAGCGCGCGGCCCCCGTCATGCTGCTCGAGAAATTCGGGCAATCGCAGCCGATCCCGACCAACTCCACCAAGTCTGCGAAGTGGCGTCGCTACTTCCTGTCGGGCGCCACGGGCGCCGCCGGCTCGGGCTCGGGCAACTTCTTCGTCCCGCTGGCGCTGACCCCGCTGGTCGAAGGCGTGACCCCCGCGGGCAACCGTCTGGCGAACGTCGACTACACCGCGACCCTCAGCCAGTACGGCGACTACATCACCATCACCGACGTGGTGATGGACACCCACGAGGACCCGGTGCTGAGCGAGGCCGTCGACATCCTCGGCGAGCAGGCGGCGTACACCCTCGAGACCGTGCGCTACAACGTGGTCAAGGCCGGCACCAACGTGTTCCGTCTGGGCGCCGCCGGCGCGCTGGTCGGCGCGCGCAACCTCGTCGCGGGCCCGATCACCCTGGGCGCGCAGCGCTCGATCACCACGGCGCTGAACCGCCAGAACGCCCGCCGCTTCACCAAGGTGCTGTCGTCCACCCCGGACTACCGCACCGAGGCTGTCGAGGCCGCGTACGTCGCGCTGGTCCACCCCGACCTCGAGACCGACATCCGCAACCTGCCGGGCTTCATCCACCCGAAGCAGTACGGCGCCACGACCCCGTGGGAGTCGGAGATCGGCGCTGTGGAGTCGGTGCGCTACGTGTCGAGCACCATCTTCACCCCGTGGGAAGGCGCTGGTGCGGCCACCGGCGGCGGCACCACCTACCGCTCGACTGGCGGCGTCAACTGGGACGTGTACCCGATCCTCTACCTCGCCCGCGACGCCTTCGGCATCGTGCCGCTCAAGGGCAAGAGTTCGATCACCCCCATGGTCGTGAACCCGAAGCCGGCCCCGGGCGACCCCCTGGCCCAGCGCGGCACGGTCGGCTGGAAGGCATGGCAGACCGCGGTCATCCTGCAGGACGCGTTCCTGCTCCGCGCCGAAGTCACGGCTACCGCGTAACCTGATGGGGAGGGGGCACCCCCTCCCCTTCGCTGACAGACAAGGAGCACACCATGGGTATTTCGACCTCCACGGTCTCGAACAGCATGGGCGTCGTCAACGAGGCGATCAACGTCTTCGCCACGGATGCCGTCGCCGCCGTCGATACCACGTTCAACTTCGGCTTCCGTCCGCGCAAGCTCGAGTTCATCAACCTGACCGATCGCCTCACGCACGAGGTGTTCGACGGCATGACCTCCGGCCACATGCTCAAGACGATCGCCGCGGGCACCCGCACGCTGGAAACCTCCGGCGGCCCCGTCATCAACGCAGCCGGCACGGTCACCGTGCCGGCTGCGCTGATGGTGGCCAGCAAGTCGTTCGTGTTCGTGGCCCGAGGCTAAGCCGCAAGGGCGCTGCGCACCTCGGGGGGCTTCGGCCCCCCGTTTCGTTCGAGGAGAGGAAAATGAGCTGTGTACTGAAAGTCGAGGCCCTCGAGAACGGCTTCGAAGTCGAGGTGATGGACAAGAAGATCGCCGAGAAGAACGAGAAGTCGAAAGGCGCGTGGCAGGACCCGTGGAAGAAGTACGCTTTTACCACACGCCCCGAAGTGCTAAAGTTCATCGCGCAGCGACTCGAGTCGCTCCCCAAGTCGGCGGACGAAGAGTTCGCCGAGGCATACCGTGAAGCAACCACGAAGGACAAGTCATGAACAGCATCGAATCCAATCTCGGCAGCATGGACCAGGACGAGCCGGAGCAGGAGCAGGAGCAGGCGGCTGTGAAGCCCCGCAAGGCCAGCGGCTCGGCGCGTGCCAAGGCGCGCGGGCTCGCCGACACCCCCCTGTCCGACAGCCCGCGCGTGCGCATCATCCTGGAAGAAAACGACAACATCCCGCCCACCGGGCTGTTCGTCGGTGTCAACGGCCGTTCGTTCCTCGTTCGTGCCGGTGAAGAAGTCGAGGTGCCTGTCGAGGTCGTCGAGGCGCTCAACGATGCGGTCGAGTCTGTGCCCCGCACGGACGCCAGCGGCAACATCGTCGACTACCGCAACCGCCTGCGCTTCCCGTACCGCCTCCTGGCCGGGTAATCCACCATGCAGACCTTCGGCGACGTGATCGAGCACCTGCACAGCGAGGTGCTGCGCGATTTCGCAGACCCCCCGCTGTGGTCCACGGCGGCGCTGTGTGAGTTCGTGGCGCAGGCGCACGACCAGTTCGCCGAAGACACCCTGTGCATCCGGGACGCGACCTCGGCCGCGGCGCGCGTGACGCTCCGCACCGGGGTCGAGTTCTACCCGCTCAGTGAGAGCGTGCTTGCGGTCATGTCCGCGCGCGTGGACGGGGTCGAGCACGGGCTGGTTCGCGCGGCCGGGCCGGCGATCGACGGGTACGTGCCGTCGCCGGAGGTCGTGCAGTGGCTGGAGCGCGTCAATTACGGCGCCCCCAAAGACGACCAGCCACTCGTGTTCGCTACGGACTACAGCGTCAATGGCGCCGGCGCGGTAGCGCTGCGGGTGTGGCCTCGTCCGAGCGCAGAGTTCGACGGGCGCAAGGTGCTCCTGCGGGTCATTCGCCTGCCCGCCGTACAGTGCAGCCTGGACACGCTGGAGGTTGTGCCGGAGATTCCGCGCCAGTCTCGCATGGCGCTCGTGCACGGCGCCGCGATGTTCGCCTACGGGTCGCAGGACGCGGACGGAGAGGACGGCGCTCGAGAGGCCAAGTACCGCGCGCTGTTCAACGCGGACATCGAGCGCGCGAAGGTCCGGGTAGCGCGCGCCACATTCCAGCCCGTGCCGTGGGGGTTCAACCACAGCGGGTTTACGTGTTCGTGAGGTAGATCATGGCCGGCATGTTCGGTATTCGCTCTGAAGACATTATCCCCGGAGCGCAGGGCGCCCGCCCGACGCAGCCCGCGGCGCCCCCGCCGAATCCGGTTCAGCAGCAAATGATGCAGCTGGCGAACGCTCGCCAGCTCCCGCAGCCGCCCGCACCGGGCCCCAGCGTCCCGTTCATGCAGTCGCGAACCGGGCAGGAGCTGGCCGGCATCGGGCGCGCGGCGGCTCCGGTTCTTGCGAACGTGGGCATGGCGGTAGCTCGCCCGTTTCAGGAGTCCGTGATGGGGCAGGCCGCGAGCCGGGCCTACCAGGACACCCAACGCGCTGCGGACGCCGGCCGCAACATGGAGGCGCTTGGCGCCTCCGGCCGGATGCTGGCTGCGGGGGCTGGCGCAGCCCTGGAGGTGCCGACCCGCGGGATTGGTATGGCGCTGCAGGAAGTTGGCAACGCAGGGCGCGAGTTCTGGCGCGGTGTGACTGGCGCCGGACAGCCGGCCCCCGCCCCCGTCGCGAGCGCTCCGATGCAGGCCGCACCTGCGGCTCCGCCCTCCCCTACCGCCATGTCCGCCCTGGACGCCGCAGAGGCGGAGACGGCGCCGCCTGCCGAGACCCCAACCGACCCCCGTCGCGACGCTGCGCTGACTCGGGTGCGGGGCGAGATCGCGTCGATTACGGAACGGCAGGCCGCCGAGCAGGAGGCGGCGCGCAATGCTCGTGCCGCGCTGCTTCAGCCCCGCGGGGCCCCCGCGCCCGCACAAACTGCCGCCCCCGCCGCGACGCCCGCGGCTGCGATGACACTCGACCAAGCGCTGCAACGTCTGCGCGCGACGTGGGCCGAAGAGGACGCGCCGGAAGGGCCGAAGTTCGCCTCGATCGGCGGGCGGGAGAAAATCTGGGAGCGGAAGGAGCGCCGGGCGGCGGAGCTTGCGCGCCAGGACCGCCTGACCGAACGCAAGAAGGCGGAGTCCGATCTGGTCAAGCAGTACCTCCAGGAGACGGGCGCCGCCGGGCGGCTGCAGGACGAACTCGGGTTGCGCCGCCAGCTGGGCATGGGCGACCTCGCAGTGCGAGCGCGCGGACAGACGACCACGGAGAGCCGCGCCGACGAGGACGCAGCGCTGCGGCGTGAGGAGCTGGCCCAACGCCGCGAACTGGCAGGCATGACCCTGGCGCAGCAACGGCAGCTTACGCAGGAGGAGCTTGCCCAGCGCCGTGAGGCGGCGGAAATGGCGGCCGCAGCTAAAGCCTCCGAAGGGTTTGAACTCCCCCTCGGGGGCGCGTACTACGACCCGCGCACGGGCCAAATGATGATGCTGGTGCCCGGCCCGGACGGCGTGCCGGTAATTCGACGCTTGGGCGTGCAGTGAGGTATCCTTCGGGCGATAGTCACAAGAGGTCACTATGGCCGTTCGGTACGACCCTGCAGCGCGTGCGTTTGTTGACGACAGCCTGACGCTGCAGGGCGGCATGCAGCCGCCCCCCGCCGCTCCGGCCGAATCCGGGCTCCTCAAACGCTTCGTAGAAGACCCAGTGCGCTCGCTGTTCAAGGGCGCGGTCGTCGAAGTGCCGAAGGCGGCGGTGGGGCTGGCCAACTTCGCCACCGGCGGGCTGCTCGAAGCGCCGCTCGGTCGCGCCGGCGACCTGCTCGAAGACGTTGGCAAGACGATCGAGAAGGGCTACTCCACCCAGCACCAGCGGCAGGCGCAGGAGATCGCCGAGACCAAGGGATTCTTCCCGACGCTCGGCGCGTACCTGTCTCGTCCGGGGTACATGGTCGACAAGGCCGCGGAAATGGTCCCCGGCATGTTCGTTGGCGGGGCCGCGGGGCGCGCAATTGCGGGCGCGGCGAACGCGACGCGCGGCGCAGCGATCGGTGAGGGCCTTGTCGCGGGGGGCCAGTCGGTCGAGCAGATTCGCCAAGAGGCCGGCGGAGAAACCACGTTCGGCCAGCGCGCGCTGGGTGCCGCTGCCGGCGCCGTGACAGGTGGGATTGCGTTTGGTGCCGGCAAGCTCGCCAACAAGCTGGGCGTCGCCGACGCGGACGTGCTCCTGGCCGGCGGGGCGCGCCCGGCCGACGCGGTCGTGGGCGGTGCGCTGCGGCGCGGTCCCGGGCTGGTGAGTCGTGCAGGGCGCGGTTTCGCGACTGAAGGCGCCGAGGAGATGGCGCAGTCCGCGCAGGAGCAGGTCCTGCAGAACGCTGCGCTTGGCCGCGATCTGGGGCAGGGCGTGGCGGAGTCCGCTGCCGCGGGCCTCGCGCTGGGCGGCGCCATGGGTGGCACGGTGTCGGCCGCGTTCCACAACAACCGCCTCGCGGATGGGGTGGCAGCGATCCAGGTGCTTTCTCAGCCCCCGCAGCTCGACGAGCGCGGGCAGCTGCGTAACCCCAAGCTGTACGACGACGCGCTGCGTGCGCTGGTCGTGCTGCACCCGCCGGGCACCGACACCCGGCAGAACATGAACCAGTGGCGGCTCGAGCAGCTTGACCGGATCACGCGCGGGGAGGGCGTGGACTGGTCGCAGTTCGGCGCAATCGCGACAAACCAGCAGCTGACGCAGCTTGCTTCCGACACCGTGCAGGGTATCGAGTCCCGGCAAGCTGCGGCCGAGGCATATCGGCGGCAGCTGACGGCTTCTCGCAACCTCGAGATGCGCCCCGTCACGACCGACGACTTCGGCAACGTCGTTACGCAGGAAGGCACGCTAGGCATGGCGCCGGCAGGGCCCCGCCCGGCTGCCCCGTCCTCACAAGAGCTGGCGCGGGCTGCGCAGGTACGCGAGGCGCTGGCCTCCGGGGACACCGAGGCCCTCGCGCGCCAGTTCGGCCGTATCGTCCGCCCGGACATGGACCTGGGCGCCCAGGTGCCTCCTGCTACGGACACCCCGCCCCCGGCCACGGAGACGGCCGCTGAAGCGCCCGTTGCGCCGAAACCCCCCAAGGCCCCCTCGCCGACCGACCCCCGCGGCTGGGACGACGCGGCGCTCGCAACGGCGGTGCAGAACATC